TCAGGATCTTCTGAGACAATAACATCTTGTAGTTTAACTCTTGGCTCAAAGTTATTTATCAATGCCGTAATATTGTCTTTAATATAAATGGTTGTGAGTGGAGTGAAGTTATCGAATAGTAATTCGGTTACATTGGATCCTATATCACTTCTAAATTTTCTCTCATAGAAGTTGGTAAGTACCAGATTTCTAATAGACCTTTTAATGGCATCCGCACCTGTTTTTCTCACCACATCGCCAGTGCTTGGATTTGCAATAAAGTCCAAGTCAAGATCGGAGTAATCTGGATCTCTGTTGATTAGGTTTGCCATACTGGTCCTCTACCGTTTATATTATTTAGTTTATTTCCAAGACCGTATTTCCGAAGAGGCATCAGGTTCTTCTTGTGGTCTATCGACTGTCTGTGCTGTAATACTCTGGACACCCTGTGCCGATAGAATATCACCGAAGTTAAACGGTAGTTGGCCCATAGAAGGCATAGGAATGCCTAAACCACCAGCAAGATTTAATAGACCACCCGATGGATCAACATTAACTGCCTGGCCGACAACATGTGTGGTTCCTGCGGTCTGACCAACATGTGTTTCTGAACCTTGGAATCCTGCGGTGCCACTGGCATTCATTTGCATATCAGAACCAGCATTAACTCTGACTTTCTGACCTGCATTAACTTGGAAGTTACCAGATGTAGCAGAGACATTAACACCACCTGAGGTGGATGACATACCAATATCCTGCTGAGCCTTCATCTGTATCTTATCTTGCTTTGATTCGACATTAACGGCCTTGTCCGCCTGTGCGTGGAAGGCACCCGATTCAGCAACCATAGATACCTTATTGGAACCATCGGAGAACTGGCCGTCCAATTTACCTTGTTTGGTCTCCATATACATATCACCTTGTTCTGATTTCATGGTCATATCACCATTATTGGTAACATGCATATGAAGTCCAGAAGAACCACCAATATAGGTCTTGGCAGTTCTGGATGCCATGGTCATATTACCTTTGGCGACAATAGAATGGGCACCTAGTGTATTGTATGTGGATGAACCCTCAACTCTCTTATTAATGTTCTTGGCCTCGGTGTCCATATTACCACGGATGGAACGATTGAGGTTCTTGGAGGTAATATTGTAATCACCTAATACGGTGAGGTTATAATTCTTATGACAGGTAACATTATAGTCACCATATACTCTTAGCGATGCGTCACCTTTAACTGTAATGTCTTGAGCACCGGAGATTGTTACACGGTTCTCACCGAATGTAACCTCATAACGGCCATTATTTGTGGTGATATTCATACCACCATCTGGTTTCATCTGAATTGCGGTACCAGAACGATGCTGAATAGTTACGGTCTCTTTACCTTCGGAATCATCCATAATAAAGCTATGACCGGATCTTGACTTATGTGACCAGTAGTTTGGATAACTACCAGCACCTTCCATACTTCTAACATCACCATCAAAGTTTACGGCCTTAGGCGTCGTTCCTCTATCTTGATTGGTGTTAAACTGGTCTTGTTGAGCGGTTGTTACGCTACCTGTGACTCCACTTGTATCCGTCATCTTATTGTCCTGTTGTTACATAGAATTGTTTGTCCAATGGATCACCACCATCAGTGGTTGCCTTATTAATTTGCTTTTGCTGCTGTGCCTCTTGCTGTTGTGTAAGTTTCTGGTGCATTTGAGTAGCAGTCTGTTCTTGTGATGATGCCAATCTTTTCCACATATCTTGTATTGTACCAGATGATTGGCCGAATAGATTGCCCATCATTGACTGAGCCTGACCTACAATCTGACCGATATTACCGGAACCTCCTCCTGATCCGGAACTTCCTTGTGCAGGTGGAGCACTACTTGTTGCGGCCGATCCATAATTAGAACTGGTCATATTCTGTGTAAATGTGTTCTGAATAACCGTATTAGAATAGGATACCGTTATTGTTCCATTATGATCTACTTCCTGTAATGCTTGACCCCAGGCATTTTCGATCTGGACCACCACATTATCCAGTGCATCATGACCCATAATAGAGGTGTCCCACTGTAAGCGAGACAACACGGTCATAAGGTCATCCATATTCTGGACTTGCGATAATAACTGAACCGCATTTTCCAAATAAATTCCGTAATGAACAACGCCGCCGGTTACATAACCAACACCATTATCGGTTTCATGACCTTGTATCAGATTTGATAGACTATTGAGTGCCGTAGACATAGCAGGTGATAGATTACTATGAATGTCCTGCCAATAACTCTGACCGGCACCTAGTCCGCCTGCCTGTGCCATCGAGGCACCACCTCTACCACCTCCTGATCCATTCTGCATCAATCCCTGGAACATCTGTGCCAGAGACATAACCTGACCCTGTAACTGATCGAAGATTTGATTAGTCATCATCTGGTCGTTATGCTGTTTAGCTGTTGGTACCTGTTTTAGATCGGGGAATTTAAACCCGGTCATTTGGAACAATGCACCGTGAATAGGTAATCCATCAAGCAAGCTTAGTGAATGGAACGAACCGGATTCCATAAGTGTTCGTATCTTGGTCCCATCATCTGCTTCACTCTCCTGTACCTGTGGTGGAGGCCTAATCTGTCTGGTTGATGTATAAAGTTCCTGCACCTTACCTGATGCTAGACTTTGTGATCCACTGGAACCGGCCGAATCTTGATTTCCACTCTTGACCATGTTAGACTGGCCTATAACCACACCGCCATTCTCGCCAGTATTTTTCAGATAATAAACCAATGTACCTTTATCGGGAACACCAGGAAACTGGCACTGTGATGACGATGCCGGGTTGATACTCATTGGCCAAAAGCCTAGATGTGCCAACTCAACGGAATCACCGTGTTCCAATGGATTATAAATTTTCTGATTACAAGAATGATCGGATGCTGGATCGTCGTCTCCACCTCCAGCATTAAGTCCTACTTTAACACTTTTCATTATGTCGTGTGGCATAATAACTCCTTAGAGAACGGGTAGAATACAATCAAGTGTGGTTGTTCCATAACCACCAAACTGAATGTTATGTTTCAGTGATACGACCATATACTTACCGGTACCATAAATATCTTCTTTGACGGCCTTTTCATTTTTATTAAACCAATAGAAGTTTAGTGATTGTCCAACATGTATGAATGGATTCCACGGAATAGTTAGTCTCAACGAAACCTTATCTTTATCCAATAATGCCATTCTGGCCTGTCTTTTTAATAGATAATCTTCCACTCCGAGATCACAACTGTTTTGTTGTTGTGATGTTCCCTTATTTGTGATGGCCGATTTATGATTACCACCACCAACACCACATCCACCAGGGTTGGCAAAACCTAACAAGTTCATAATACCACTTACTGGGTTTAATGTAGAGACTGTGTTGATGTTCTGACCGTTCTCATCGATACCATTCATAAGGTCGGTTAGTAGATCGAAGTCACAAGGGAAACTGAAACTAATAATAGCATAAGGATTAGCAAGGTCAGTTTCACCTTCCGAATGATGGAACTCATATAGAGATGTATCCGCCATCAATGACTTGAGCGACCTAAAGTGGTGCATACCCTGTCCATCCTCAAAAGTCATATAATGCAGGAAGGATGGATCACTACCATCTAGAGCAACATTACATTGCTGCGCTATAACCTGGAATGGATGAATATTCTCCGCAATATAATCTCTGGCAGGTCCTGCTTCTTGGACATCCATTAATGTTTCAGGAACACCGGCACAAGATTGCAATATTTCATTAACAATATCGGATGGTTGTGTGCATTTCCAAGATTTCGATACTAATGTCTTGGCATCGTTTAATAGAGATTGATCGCAGGCATGTATGGTTAAAGTCTCATTCTGACCGATGTTGATATCAAGTTCTCTTTCATCGATACGATATATCTTTTGCTGATTGATATCCAGATAACGATCACCGTCTACCGTTTGCATGTTTAAGGTTAAAGGTTGGTTCTTATAACTTTTCCAGTCTTTTGGCAATTCGGTATAAACAAAGGACTGTAAGGTGATAGCAATCTGGAGTCCAGGAGTCAATAGACTTTCACCTAGAATAATCTCCTTGAGAGTAATATCCTCAAACTTAATATCACCTATCGTTAATCTCGTATTAACTAAACGACCGTCAAATGATCCGCCTGCCATATTACATTACCGTCACTATTGCTGATGGTGGAGTTACCATTGCCTTAAACTCTTTTTGTATTGTGGAATAATAATCTGTCTTAATAACCTTTATTTGTCTCTTTTGATCATTTAACCTTGCTTCATGATCGTAGAAGGAGATGGATTCACCGCTTATGGTCTCAACAATCGTTTTACCATCTACTGTATATGTATTAACCTCGTTGGCATGGGCCACCGATCCTGTCTTGGATACATTCACAGTGTCGTCATATTCTAGATCGGCGGTGAGGAATGGAACTTCCGCATCGTCACCGGTGAATACGCTACTGTCGGATGTTCTATGTGTGGTCACGGTGTATGGTGTATAGTATGAATAAGGAACATCAGGAAGGTTCTGAGACTGTCTGATATTATCAATGACAAATCTGGATTCGGTGGTTTCTTTATAGAATGTGTTATATCTTTTAATAACCTTCTCGCAATGATGAACATTGGTCTGTGCGTATTCCACCGAACCGTATTTGTCAGCAATCATCTTATTAAACGCATCATAGTTTAGTGGCCAATCAAACAATGGATCAACAATCTGATTGGCATAGATAATCATCCACCCAGCACCGGAATCTCCATATACCTTTTCGGCCAGTATTTC